AAAACCAATGGATTACGGGTTCCATTCTAAAACCCCTTCAACAATCGGAGTAAAGTGCTCAACATAAAATCATTTAATAACTTTAAAAACACAGAACAAATGAAAAGTTTAAAAGTAACAAGAGGCGCATTCAGCCAAGCAGGAAATCTAATGTTAATCGACAAAGCAAGAAATGCTTACTTTTGTCCTAAATCATTAGTAACGGAAAAAGGGTGGTCTAAAATTGAGGACATAACATTTCCTCTTTACATCAATGTGAACGAATTCACATACAACAACCTTGATGATAATGGAAATCCATTAATCAATGCAGACGGTACTAACAGCACATTCACAAGAGAAGATGTTATTGACATCTTCACAAGTGCTCAAGCATTGGCTGAAGACTATGCTGATGATTTCTCATTGGAAATCCTTAAAAGACAAGCGGTAAAATCTACTGCAAGTAGCGCAGGATTAACAGAGTCTAATGTTAACGCATTGTTAGAACTTGCCATCTAACACCAAACAAGCCTGTTCTTAATTGAGCAGGCTTTCTTTTTCTATCTATATATAGGGTGGGATAAAGAAATAGGGTGGGCGATTAACACTGCACACACATATAAAGAAAACTTTCTCCTATATATAGGAAAAAACTTTTTTTGTGGGAATAAAAGAATAGCAGTGTATACCTTCATAGCATAAAAGGTGCTAATAAACAAACAACAAACATCACCAGATAAGCAAATATATATAGCATTAACAAACATCAATGCATAAACAAGCAAAACATTTCTTCTATGTATGATTATAAGTTTATCTATATATAGAATATTAATTATTAGCTCTCTTGGGCTTAACCAAAATACACATCACATGTTCGCAGGCTATAAACCTACATTCTGTAAAGCATGGTTTAGTGGTGTGTATATTTTTAATCTCCTTAATAATAAACAACATGAAAAATTCAAAAACTTATGCTCTTGTAGCATTATTACTTATTGCTCTTACATTAGAGAGCTGTGCATCTAGATGCAAACAACAAAGAAGATATTGGGCAACTCATAGACATGTATAGATTATGATAACATTATGCATCATGCCAAACTTCAAAGGCACAAGAAAAGAACACGTTCAAGCATTATTGATATGTCTAGCATTAGATATGTTTTATATAGTGCCATTATTAATCTTTTAATACATATACATTATGATGTTATATATTATTATTTCATACTTGGTTACACTAGGTATGATCATTGAATCTTATAAAGATAAATCTGTTCCAACAGAAGCATATTTCATTTGGGCTCTTAGTCCAATCACTCTTCCAATCATTATTGGTATGGAGATATCAGAAAAACGTAAATAGTATGGGAGAGTTTTTAGCAAAGGTAGTCATAAGCATAGTCTTGTGGCTACTGGTTGCTAGAGTATTTCTATACTTTGGCAAGAAGATATTTAAAGATGAAGACTAACTAAATACTAATCAAGATGAAAAAAGATCAAATACAACAAGCAGCTAATGTAGCAAAAGTAGGAATAATCATATTATGGGGTATATTTATGTTCGCAGTAATTAAATCTCATTTATAATAAACTAAACACTAATTAACATGGCACAAAAAGAACAAAAAGAACCGATTGTCTACAAGGTAGAGCTATTAGAAGAACTAATAGAGAGACAACAAAGATTGCTAACAGTAGCTAATGAAATCATTGATGGTAAGAATAGAATCATTGAACTATGTGAACTAGAAATAGAACTACACAGAAAAGAAAACGTACGTTCACAGCGTGCACTATTTATATGTGGTATTGTTTTAGTTATTAGTGCTACATTAAATTTAATACGTTTATTACCATGAGACGTAGAATTCTTAAAGGTACATTGGTAGCATCAACAAATTCTCTTAGACACATTAAGTCTAAAAGGTTGGTGGTTGAAGTGTTATATAATTTCAGACATGGAATTGTAAGAGAGAAAACAGTAAGTACAAGACAAACAATAGAACAATAATCCTTAATAACAATGAAAAATAGTACAATATTTACATTTGACCATGATAAAAGGCAAATGCATAAAGCAATTGGTGTTACACCACAATATATGGAAGATTTGCATGAGAAATGCAATGAAGCATTAAGAAACTTTGTCTTTGATAAAGATAAACAAATTAGAGAAGATATGTCACCAAGTGGATTGGTTGAGATATGTCTTAAAGAGTTTAGCTATTCAGAAGTGGTGCTAATGGCATCATTCTTCTTAAAAGATCAATTAGACAATATTTTGAATGCTATGAATGATTTACCTGATGATTTAGTAGAAATACTACAGAAATTAGCTAACGAACAAAAAGATTAGGTTTGGTTTGTTTTATTAATCCCTGTGAATTATATTTGCAGGGATTTTTATGGGGGTGACTGGTTTTGACAGGTTACCAATAATTAATACAATCAGCCAGAGAGATAACTGTAAACTAAGGTGAATTAATTAAATGGCAAATCTATTACTCGTGTAGTATCTCTAGGAGACAACGCACAAATCGAAGCTAACATGAACAAAGTATTCTCTTTATTAAGAGAAGAAGTTGCTGTAGCAGCCTAAACATTCAAAGATTTCTCTATTAGATTAAATAGAGTGGTGGAATCGCTCAAGCCTAGCTTGACCCTTTAAGCTGTATAAATTGTATTAATGAACGTAGTTTGGACAGGAGTTCGACTCTCCTCACCTCCACAATAAGCCTCTGTAACAAGAGGCTTTTTTATTTATAAATCCTTAATAACATAAATAACATGAAAACAATCACATTAAAACCAGTGGAATTTTACCACTTCAGACAATTAGCATTTGCAATGAGCATTGCATTTGCATGTACAATAGCACAAGGTGTGTATATTGTAGAGGCCAACATAGACCAACTTGAACAGTTGGGTTATTAAGGAGGGAAATTGAAGGGCTCTGTAGTGGAGCCCTTATTTCTTATGTTTAATTTAAAAACAAATAATATTATGGTAGATATATCAATTATTGAACAGTTAGGATTAACTGATGACCAGGTACATAAGATTGTACTAGAGTGGTATACAAATGGTATGTGTCCTTGTATTTTTCAAAATGAAGAAGGAGAAGACCTAGAAGAATATCTTGAACAATGAAAGACAAAATAACATGGTGGAAACTGTTAATAGTATTTGTATCTGCAATATTCTTAGAAGCAAATAGTATAGCAGGTTTTAGATTCTTAATGGACAAAAATTGGTATGGTATGATAAGTATGGTGTTTATTAATCCATTCTTATGTTTACCCATGAATCATTACACTATTGAAGTGAAGACATTTAAAGGGAGATTTATCATTGCCCTTGCATTTGCATTAGGATTTAGTGTAGGTGTATTAACTATTAGACCATATTTTATATAAAATATTATGACACAAGAAGAAATAAATCAAAAAGCTGAAGAATTTGAATACACAAATGGTGTATATGCATTCAAAGAAGCAATCAAGTGGTATCAAAAGCAAATAAAACAAAATCATGACAAAGAAAGAGAGACTATTGTTTCACAAAATAGCAGCGTTGACTAATCTATTGATAATGGAACTAGATGAAATGAAACCAACAGCAGAGATTGGTGCAAACATGCATAAGAAAGCTAAAGAGTTCATTGATACATTAGAACCATTTATAGAAGCCACATTTGATAGTGAGCAAGTTAGAAATGGTACATATCTAATAGATTTGTGTCACAAGGTTGATACAGTGATAAGAAAGAACTATGAACTAATAACAGATTAACATGGGACATATAATTACAGAAGTAAACATCTATGATGTAAGAATGGATGTTAGTGGATATTACACACCAGAAGAACCAACTATTTGGTATGATGGTAATATGGAAGGTTATCCAGGAGCAGCTGCTGAGTTTGAAATAGAAACTATAGAGCTCGAAGGAATAGAAATAAGTCAAATTATTAGTGACGAAGTGTACAACAAAATTATAGAACAAGTAATAGAACAACAATCATAATATGATTTCATTCAAATACTCAACAAGATTAGTTATTCTTCTAAGCAACATAGTTATTAAGATACCATTATCAAGAAGAGGTTATCTACAAGGACTAAACGAGAAGAAAATTTGGGATAAGTATAACAGCCTTGACCTATTAGCAGAATTGAAATGGATGTATTTAGGTGTAGTTTGTCAGAAGAGATATAACATAGTTAAGTCAATACCTGATAGAATAGTTCTTTACACTAAGAAAGCAATACCTGAGTTTAACATCCCAAATTGTGATCTTTATAACTCTGTAAATTGGGGAATAGAAGATAACAATTACATACTATTAGATTATGGTATTAACAAACAAATAGCAAATTTATATTAAAACAAATAAGATTATGAAAGTAGTAAACGGAAAATGGCAAGATCACAATGGTGATCCAATAGACAATTTTAATGTGTCAACTCTTATAGAGATAGGACAAAAGGTTAAAGCAGTGTACGGTGAAGAGATTACATCTAGTAGAATAGAACTTATCTCTTCTATCACCAATTTATCTGAGAAAGAAGAAAACAGCTTAGCTCATTTATTGAATAGAGATGATGTTAGTTTCTCTAAGTTAGCAGGATTCTAATCATTAAACAAAACAAACATGGCAAAATTAAAAGAAGAAATCCAAAAAGTAATTGATAACGCTAGTGAAGTGTTATACAGAGAAGAGATTTACATTAATGATAGACACGAATATGATTATCACAAGCTACAAGCTACACCAGATGTAGAAGTGCACACTCTGTATTTTAGTGATGATGATTCATGGGCAGACCATCTCAAGAAACAAGTTGCAATGCAATTAGTAGACAATGGTGATGGTATAGAAATTATTGGTGCATGCACTAAGAAACATCTAAACTATCTAGAGGCTGAACAGCTTCACATATTGTTGAGACTAGCTAGCACTCACTGTGTATATCAAATTGCTGAACCAGCACATAAAAAGGAATTCTAATGTGGTATCCAGCTGAATTTGCATTAAAGAGTTATCTGCCTCCAGAATTGGAGGTAGGTATGCTCTTCGCTAACAAAATATCTGTTGGTGTCATAGAACCATATGTTGAGCTATTTGAGCTAGAAGAACTGCCAGAAGATGCTGATGCATTTATGGCCAAGCATGGTGCTCCTGTAGAACTAGGTATATTAATCAATGATGTAGACATTATTGCTACACATGATCAAATAGGCTGGTGGGATGAAGGAGATGATGTAGATGAACTTAGAGACATCACACTAGATGATGTTAACTATCTGATACGAGAGTTTGAAGGATATGTTGATATACTAGTGGACGATGATGATGATACACCTATCATTGAAGAAGGTAGAGTGGTATTATCACTTGTACCAGATGAAGAGTTTGATGATTGGGATGAAACATTAGATGATGGTTTAGAAGACTATTAATTATGGCTGAAAGAAAAAAGACTTACATTGACTCAAGCAACAAGCATGCTGTTAGAGAGTTCTTAATCCAAAGATTCCAATTTGAATCAGTAGTTGGATTAGCAGGTCCAGACATCAATGAGTATCTAGGTTATCTAGAATCCAAAGGATGTAAAGAATTTGAAATCTATGAGAATAACTCAATGGTAGCATTACAACAACTATCTAAGATAAGATCAAAGTCTAAGATAGCATTGATATGTGGTGATATTCTTAAAGCAAACCCAGATAAACAAAATGTATTATTTGATCTTGACTTCTGTGCTTCTGTTAGATTCTTAACAGAACACATTGCTAAGTTCAAGAGTAATTTTATTATGACATTTAGTTATAGAATAGGATTACAGGAAACAATTGATACATTCTTTAAAGCTAGAAAAGAGAAAGTGTTAGATAGTGTTGATTATGAATCACCTATGCCTCACACAATTTACACAACAAAACAAGGAGACTATTTATTTATCAAGTATTTCGACACATCAGCTATGTGTTGTTTTGCTAAAATTTAGAAATCATGAAAAAAACAGAACAAACAAAAATAAGTATGGCTATCCATTCTATATGGGATAGAAAACCTGAATCAAAGCAAGTAAAAGTAAATTTCTACACAGAAGCACAAACAGAAGAGATGATATCTATTTTGAAAAGTGGAAGAGTTAACATCAATGAGGTTAGTAGACAACTAGCTTTAAAGTATAACAGAAGTGTGTATGCTGTTAGATTCAAGTTACATGACTTAAAGAAAAAATTAAATCTAACTAAGACTAGACAGATAGATAACATCAAAGTTAAGAAAGTGATTAACAAAACTCAAGAGTTATTCTTTGAACCAGAATCAAAAGAACCTGCAGACATAGGTGTAGAAGTACCACATGGTATGACATTCGAAGGTAAGCCTAAGAAGATTATGTTGCACTCTGATCACTTTAGAATCTATTTCTAGTATGGATGATGTATTAACAGCCAAGAGATACAAAGATGAGAGATGTATAGCATACATTGCAGTGGAAAAGATTAAAGATGCTTCAGTTACATTAGAATCTGATGATCCAAACCACAAGAATGGTGTTAAGTTCTCTATATCAAAGCAACGTTACAATGATATTGTTGAGACTGTATTTAATGAAAGATGTGCTAGACATATGAACAGAGACCTAATCAGAGTGGTGATAGATGCAAAACTTAAAAAGTTGTAACTAAAATCATTAGAATATTATAACAATTTTAATTATCTTTGTAGGCTATGAAGTTTATAAATTATTTAGTAAGATGGATATCAAATAATCTCGCTATTCCTTTCTGGATGGTGGGACATATCCATCTTACTACTAACATATATGAAGACATATATGAGATAATAGCCTCGTTTGGAATGAATATCATTGTAGCAATAGGCTTTTGGTTAGATTGGAAAGACCATAAAAATACAACAAGACAATGAAAGAAGATGTAATAATATATGACATAGAAACCATGCAAGAACTATTCTTAATAGTTTGTATGGTGCCTGGTAAAGCTGGTAAGAGCTTTCAAGTATCTAAATGGAAAAACGAACTAGATAAGTTTGTTAGATACACAGAGGCTAATGCTGATGCTTATTGGGTAGGTTATAATAATCTACGTTTTGATAGTCAAGTTGTTGAATGGATCTTGAGAAACTATGACAATTGGCATGAGCTATCTAACTTAGAGATTACAGCTAAGATAGCACAAAAAGCAGCTGATGTTATCCATGATGCTAACTATGATGTGTTCCCTGAGTACAGAGAGCACGAACTAACACTTAAACAAATAGATCTATTCAAGATACATCATTATGATAATAAAAATCGTATGGTGAGTCTGAAGAGATTAGAGTTTGAGATGGATCTAGAGAACATTGAGGAGATGCCTATTCATCATACCAAGACTAACATGACCAAAGAAGAGGTTGAACTCACAATTGATTACTGTTATAATGATGTTGATGCAACATATGAATTCTTTAAAGTGACACTAGGAGAGACAGATCATCCATTATACAAAGGAGATAACAGGATAGAACTAAGACAGGATATCGAAGAAGAGTTTGGTATCCCATGTTTAAACTATTCTGATAGTAAAATTGGTGATGAGATGATTAAGAAGTATTACTGTTCTGAGAAAGGAATAGATTATAGAGAGCTACCAAAGAAAGGGTATTTTAGAAAAAGTATAGATGTAAAAAATTGCATTGCTAAGTATGTAACATTTGAAACACCTCAACTAAAAGAGTTCCTAAAGAAAATTAATAAGATGCAGCTTGGTCTGCAAGATGATTTCAAAGAGCATATAGATTTCTATGAAAATGTATATTCTTTTATGAAAGGTGGTCTTCATACAGAGAACAAACCTAAAGTGTTTGAAGCTGATGAAGAGTACGAGATAATCGATTGGGATGTTAGTTCTTATTATCCAGCAATCATCATCAACAATGGGAAGTTTCCTGCTCACTTGGGTAAAGAGTTCCTGCGTGGGTATAAACAGATGTTTGATAAAAGATTGGAGCTAAAACCTCTTGCTAAGAAAGATAAACGTATTAAGGGAATTGTAGGAGCACTTAAGCTTGCAGTCAACTCTGTATATGGTAAATCATCTGATATGCAAAATTGGATCTATGATAGGCAGTTAACTATGTTCACCACAATAACTGGTGAGCTTAGTCTAATGATGCTTATTGAAAAATATGAAACCAATGGCATACATGTGATCTCTGCTAATACAGATGGTGTAACTATCAAGATTAAGAAAGCTCTTATTCCTTTGATGCATGAAATCAATGAAGCATGGAGTGATTTAACACAATATGAGTTGGAGAGAACAGACTACTCAAAGATTATCTTTAGTACGGTGAATGATTACTTAGCAATTATGACTAATGGTGAAATTAAGAAGAAAGGAGATTTCCTTACAGATTTCGAACTTCATAAGAACAAGAGTGCAAGGATTGTTCCTATTGCTCTTGAGCGTTATTTTGTTCATGGTATTCCTGTTGATGAGACTATTAGAAATCATACTAATTTATATGATTTTTGCTTGAGACAAAAAGCAACTAGAAGTTTCCATTATGAAGGAACTAACAGAATAACAGGAGAAGTTACTGTGTATAATAAGTTAATTCGTTATTACATATCTACTGATGGAGAGAAGATCCTCAAGGTTAAGAACCCTGAGTGTCAAACTAGAGCTGCTGCAGTGAGCCAAGTGGAAGCTGGTGAATGGTTAGCAACAGTTTGTAACTTCTTACCAAAGAACAGCAAGGTTGACAATATCAATTATAATTATTATATTGAAAAAGCTAACAGAATAATCACAAAGATTAGCACTGAAGGCAAAAGAATCAAAACAGTGTATATTCCTAATCAATTAAATTTATTTGAATGAAAGCTAAAGTAAATCGCACGAACATTTCTGAGCATCTAGTTGAATACCAATTAAACATGGTTGGTAAAACAATGTTAGATGTTGAGGGTGACGAAGAATGGTATAGTAATAATACCATGACAGAAGAACAACACGAGGAATTCAAGCGTTATGCTATTCCTCTACTAAAAAAGATTTTTAAATTTAACAAAGGGAAGGCTGAACAAACATTTCAATGGTTTGATTTGCAATTTGGTCTTCGCATTAAAAAAGAAGAACTATGAATACACTTGTAATTATTTTATTAGTATTAGCTATTATATCAGTAGCTATCATGTATGTATCGATTAAGAATGCTCAAGAGGTAGATGACACACCTATTTCTCCTAAGTTTCAACCTAGAAAGATAATTGATCTTTCTAAAGGAACAGTTGGTACAGATCCAGTTGAAAAACCTAAAAGAAGGTACAAAAGAAGAAACAAAAAGAAGAAACCAGTTGTCGAGCAAACCTTGACAACTGAGAAAAGACCTGTTGGAAGACCTAAAAAATCTGAATAATGGATTGGATATTGGAGGATTGGGAATATCCTAATGACCATATATATGCCATAGAAAGACAGAAAGATATTGAAGCTTCTTGGCAACAATGGGAAGAGGAGCAGCTATCTAAAAAGAAACCTGCAATTATTAAAGTAGTAAAACCAATATTAAAAGATGAAGCTGAATGTAACACCGCAACAGTTCGAAGAGCTCATCAAAAAAGGTTATAACTTAGATGTAATATTCTTATTAAAGTTGATAGACGAGCAATATGATGTTTCTCCACTATGTGAGGGAAGTATGAAGATTGCTTCTGTCTATCAAACTTTGATAAGAAAAGCATTGATAACCAAAGATGATGAGAAGATTACAACATTAGGTAAAGACTTATTAGAATTCATGGATGCTAAGAGCACAGGAAGACTAATAAAGAGAAAGCCTGCAACTACAGATTTTGAGGAATGGTGGAAAGCTTATCCAGGTACTGATTCATTTGAGTATAAAGGTAAGAAGTTTACAGGCACCAGAGCTATTAGAAAAGGCAAAGATGAATGTAGACTTAAGTTTGATAAAATCTTACTAGAGGGAGAGTATACAGCTGTACAACTTATAGCTGCTTTGAACTATGAACTCTTACAAAAGAAAGAATCTTCTGTTTCTACCAATAGTAATAGAATGACCTTTATGCAAAACAGTGTAACATATTTGAATCAAAGAGCTTTCGAAGCTTACATTGAACTAATTAATGATGGAGCTAAGATAGAAATAGCACCACAAAAACCACGAGGAGGTACAGACATATGACACCAAAAGAACAAGCAAAAGAGTTGTTTGATAAATATGCAATGTATTTAAGATCAAATTTAATGTATGATGAAGAAGCTTATAAAGACGCTAAAGTTTGTGCATTAATAGCAGTTGAAACTGTTATTTTAAATTGCTATGAAGAAGAGGAATACTATTGGCAAGAAGTTAAACAAGAAATAGAGCTATTATGAGTTTTGAACTATTAAATGCAGAGGTTGAGAAAGGTTTAAATGATCTCAACAGAGGAATTCCTATGGGATTTGATAGACTTACCAGATATGTAGGTATTCGTAAGAGTATGTATTATCTTGTAGGTGGATTAACAGGTTCAGGTAAAACTTCGTTTATTGATGATGCTTTTGTTCTTAATCCTGTTGATTGGGCTCTTTCTAAAGAAGGACTAGCTTCAGGTATCAAAGTGAAAGTGTGGTATAGGTCCATGGAGAGAAGTAGAACATACAAGATGGCCAAGTGGGTATCTCGTAAGATATTTCTAGACCAGGGAATCATTATTCCTGTAGGTAAGTTATTAGGTTGGACTGAGAAGATGACTAAGGATGAACATGATCTATTTCTTTATTATAAAGATTATGTAGATCAGCTAAGTGATATTGTTACCATCATTGATGGTCCAGAGAACCCTGTAGGTATAGCAAAAGAACTAAAGAACTATGCACTACAGAATGGTAAGATTGAGCAACTAGATCAATGGAACAAGATATATGTTCCAGATGATCCAAGTCAAATAACTATGGTGGTTATTGATCATATTGGTTTATTGAAACTTACATCTGCTCAACCTACTAAGAAACAAGCAATCGATAAGATGTCTGATGAGCTGAGATATGCTAGAGACTTCTATGGATATTCACCAGTGGTAGTAAGCCAGTTTAATCGTGACATCTCTAATCCATCTAGGATAAAGAATGGAGATGTAGAACCTCAACTAGAAGATTTTGCAGACAGTAGTGCAACACAAAATGATGCTGATATTGTTATGGCATTATTTGATC